CTTAGACATTAAATATATCCTAGTTTAGGTTTAAAATAAATACTTGCTCTTTCCTTATCTTCTTCCATTGCTCTTTTAAATGTTTCTTCATAACTTAATTTTAACATAGCTATTCTTGCATCAGGTACACCAGGTCTTTTTTGTGCTAATTGATGTGCAAGTCCATATGTTAAACAAGGTAAAAATCTTTTTGGTATATCTGCATTTTGTTCTGCAGATTTATTTACATCTTGTAATTGTCTTATTCCTTCTATTGTTAATATCTCTGTACTTGAATTAGGTACAGGATATAAAAATACTGTTGGTTTATCTACATTTCTTTTAATAGCATATTGTGTTGGTCTACCTGTTTGTGACTTATTAGGTAATACATTATACTCTTCAAAAGATATTCTTGTTAATTGTGTTTCTGTTGCTGCTATACTAGCTTTAACTGTTATTACTAAAGCATCATTTACTGAATCATCTAAATCATAAGAGGTAACACTTGTTGCTACTGTTACTGCTGTAGTAAATGTTGACCATAATAATACACCTCTATTTTGCCAATCATTTAATAATAAATTAATAGACCTACGTGCTGATTGAGGAGTATGTCCTAAAGTTTGTTCACCACCTATCATTTCAGTAGCTTCTTGAATTACTTCATCTATATCTAGATTAAAATTATATGTTCCTGACCTAGCCATATTTTTTATGCTTTTCCTTTAGTTGTTGCTTAGCTGCTTTTGCTAATCTTGCTTGTTCATTTTTCTTTTGTACTTTAGCTCTTTGTTCTAATACAGTAAGTATTTGTATTTTTCTAGCATAAGGTTTATTAATTTTTTTAACTTTAGCTATTGTCTTCTTTGCATCTTCTACAGTTGCATATTTAATTCTAACTGTATCTTTAGGATTTTCATCTGTATAAAGTCTACGACTAGAACCTTTAGGCTTTTTACCTGTTCCTTTTCTAGGCTCTTTTTTTAACATTCTTTTTTTTTGTAATCATTTTACCAATAGTAGTTGCTTGTTTTTTATGCATTTTAGATGCACCAAGTAATTGTTTTTTTATTTTTTTTAATTTACGTACCATAATTATTTCTCTTTTTTCTTTTTGTAAAATATATAATGTTTGATTATCCATAACACACCTCCTAATTAAAGTTAGTGCGTTTCTTCAGTTACCTTACTTCCAACTCTTACGAGTCAAACGAATTATTTTTTCTTAAATGTTTTAACCATTGTAGGTTTACCACCTACTCCTTGTTTTTTTGCTCTCTTTCTTTTTACTGCTGATGTTTTTTGTGACTTTGACATACGTTGTGCTTTTGCTAATGGTACACACTTAGGATATTTTCTTTTACTTTTAGTAGTAGATTTTCTACCACATGGTTGATACTTCCCATTCTTCTTTGGTGCTCCTATATCAACCCATTTTTCCCCAACCCATTTACGTAAGCCACCACCAGTTTTTTTCTTAATAGTTTTCTTTTTCTTTTTACCTCCTGGTTTTACTTTACCAGAACATACTGCTGATGCATACATATTAGCATAAGCTGATGGATATACATCAAACTTTCTTTTTGCTGCTGCTTTACCTTTTGGACAAAGCTTTGCCATTACTTTCCTCGCATTGCATTTCTTCTTGCAGTCATACCTGCTAATCTACCACCTATTTTCTTTTTAATTACTCCACCTTTAGACATATACTTAGTACTCATAGCTCCACCTTTAGCCATGTACTTAGTTTTCATTGCTCCACCTTTAGCCATGTATTTAGTTTTTGCTCCTGCCATTTTTAGTCTCCTTGTATAAATTATTAAAAGTTATTTCTGGGTCTGTATAACTATCGTGTATTTCTGCTGCATGAGTATGTTGACTTGGTCTAAAGTCTGGTGCACCTTCACCTGTTACCCATAAAGCAGGACTTGTTGCTCTAACTCTATTATTAGGTAATGCTATTATATTACCTGTCCATTTACCTGCATCAATTAATTGTATTACATGGTTTTGTTTATGTTGTGCAGGACAATCACTTATATCACTATCTGTAAAGTCAACTGTAAACATATACTTACCTTTATAAAATTCGTTATCTATCTTACACATCCAAGGACTTGCTGTTAATAAATCAAGCTTCACTACAGTATGTGTTCTTGATGAGCAATCCCAAGGTTGTGCTAAATGTGTATCCATTCTTTCTGGTACTTCATCTAGTATTTCATCTGCTACTAATGCTGTGATTGGCATCCTTGCCCACATTGCACCACCATGTATATTATCTTCTTCTTCTATACCAGTAAACATAACTTGAAAAGATAAACATCTATCTGGTATTGTATTAACTGCAAATGCTATTCCATGTAAAAATTCACCATGATATTTTAAATGATTGTGTGTAAATTCTTTACGTACCCAACATTTAAAGTGGGGAATATTACTTATTAAATATGACAGTTAGCACCTCCATCTTTTTCTAGCTTGTCTTAATCTTGAGTTAGGATTCTTAGCTGCTTTAGGAAACTTCTTCATTTGACCTGCAGACCTAGCACAATAACTCTTTCTTCTTTTAGCTCTACTACCTGTAGGCTTTTTTTCTGTTACAGCAGTTTTTAATTTACTACCAGGATTATTTCTTCTATACTTAGCTACACCTTTAGCACTTAATCCTGCACCTGACTTAGTAGGTCTTTTATCACCCTTACCAATAGTCATGCCTTTCATGCCTGTACCTTTTTTCTTTTTCTTTTCTTTAGGCATTATCTTTTTCTTATTGCTCCAAAACCTCTAAGTGCAGCTCCACCACCTATAAGACCACCACTTGCTTTTTTAATTACTTTACCACCTCTTTTCTTAAAACCCATTTTATTTCTAACAGGTGTTGGTAAATTAGGTAGTCCTTTATTTCCTGCAGGTATATTTTGTAAAGGTCCACCTGCTCTTTTTTTCATAGTAATTTTTGAAACATCAACATCTTGATAAACAGATTCTCTATCTTTAATTTCACCAGGTATTTTAATTTTTTGACCTGGATTTATTTTATTTAAATCTTCAATATTTTTATTAGCTTCTTTAATTTGTCCTAATGTAGCACCAGGAGTTCTTTTAGCTATTTCAGAAAGAGTATCTCCTTTTTTAATTGTGTAGTTTGTTAATTTTACAGATGAATCTTTAGCTTTAGTTTCGTTTTTATCTTTAAGAAAAGGTATAGTAGCAGCTAAACCTAATCCAGTTTTAACTATTGCTCTTTTTCTTTTTCTCTTAGCAACTCTTGAACGATTTTTATTTAAAGTTTTTTTGCTTTTATTTGTTATAGTTTCTAATCTTCCATCAGGTTTTCTAACTATAACAGAAGAATCTTTACTACCTACTTTAGGTTGTTTAGCTACGTTTCCATCTTTTGAACCTACCCTTAATGTTCGTAATTTTTTATCTGAACCTTGTTTAATACCTCTTCTAGCTGCTTTTCCTACTTCAATTTTTTCTTTATTTCTAACAGTTGTTTTAGGTAATTTTAAAAGACTTCTTCTTACTTCTTTTATTGTAGAATCTTTTGCATTTTTAAGTTTATTAATTACACTTGTAACTTTACTTTTATCCATTTTACGTAAAGCTGATATAGCTCTTGGACCTAATCTTGTTGCTAAAGTTCTTGCTATTGTCATTCCTCCAATAGCTACTAATGGTAATGGCATTATTTTTCTCCTTGTGTTTTATATTCTCTAGGCTCTTCTTTAACTTGAGCTTCTATAGGTCCTCTTACTCCAGGTCCTTTTCTAGCTGCACCATATCCTTGACCAGTAGGTTTACCACTTACTGTATCTCCAGTAGCTTGATTAATAGTTCTTGCATTTGCTCCTACTATTAATGTTGATGTTTTTATTTGCATTTTTTTCTCCCTTTCTTTTTTTTATTTTTCTTTTTGTTATTAACTTTTGTTATTTGTTGTACTACATTAACTCTACTAATAGCCATTAATCAGCTCCTTTTAAAACTGGGTTAGGACCACCTGCAGGACTAGCTGCAACTTCCATATCATCTTGTCTCATTCTTCTAGCTTGATTACGTAAACCATCTATAGAATTTTTATATTGACCTTCCCAGTTTGCTAGTGTTTGAAAATCTTTTATAAAATAATTTGCTTCTACCATACAAGCAGAAAATAATGCATTGTAACAAAACTCACTAAAGTAATTAGAAGTTGTTGCACTTGTGCCTGTAGCACTAGCTAATGCTAAAGGTCTACGTGTGTATTGTATTTCACCTGATACTGCAGATGCAGGTGTTGGTACAATATAAATTTGTGTATTTGTTTTTCTTGAATAATATCTAGGTGTTCCTGTTGATGCACTAGCATAAGGAAAATAATCTATTGCATACTCATAGGTTCTTTGTAATAAATTTACTTTTGAATTAGCAGGAATTGCTGCTGTTGAAACACTTGTTGTATAGTTTACATTACGTACCACTAACGCATCAGCAGGTAAACTAACTACTGGGTCAGAAGCTGTAAATGAAAAAGTAGAATAATTATCTAGACCTGGGTCATCCAGTTCTTTAATTAATCTACCTTCAGCTTTTTCTATTAGAAAAGGTATTTGATTTTCAAACTCTGTTGAATCATTTTCTATTGTATTTATTATATCAGTCTTTAAAAAAGAATAGGATGGCATTTAGTTATCCTGTTATTAAAGTTACACTACCTGCATCTGGTGTAGAAATAGTAACTGTTGCACTACAAAGTACACCCATTTCTCCAAAGTACATATCTGATTCTGCACTTGCAGGAACTTCATAAGTTATTACTGCTCCTGTTTTATCTCCAATAGCAATTACTCCTGCTACAGTAGAATAGGAATGAACTCCTAATATTCTAGTTCTTCCTGTGGTGCCAATGATAACTCCATCTCCACCTCTTTTATTAACTGTTCTTATATTTGTAGCCATGTTGTTTCCTTAAATTAGGAAGGGTAAATTAATACCCTCCCTAGTTATTAATGGTTAAGCACCTTGATTACCAAACCAACTTCTCCAATCAGACACACCAAAAGAATATCTTTCTCTTGCCTTGAATCGTAAGTTACCAGTATCAAAATCAGGCTCCATCTTAGTTTGTAAAGGTGTTCTGTTGAACATCTTTGAACCATTAGGAACATCAGTTTTTATAAACCATGCATTAGCATCTGTAAATCTTCTATTAGTAAAGTATCCACTTGGGAAAACTCCTAAGTTCTTTACAGAGTTTAAGTCATTGTCTGCACTACCCACAATACCTGGTGTATTTAATAATACATCAGTAGTAAACATTAAGTCTACTGGTACGTGTATAGATACAGCAGAAGAACCAATTAAGATACCTCTGTCATCTTTAAACTTTTGTATTGCTATGACAGCAGATTCTAAAGTACCTTCAGCAATCGCTGCTGCTGTACTTGTATTACTCTGGTTGCCATCTCCAACAGTTGGATGTGAAGTATTAAATAAACTTACTCCATCTCCTTGTGCTGTAGCAAAACCTTCGTTATAAAGTTTAGCAGCTTTTACTTGTTTAGTATTAGCCATAGCTCTTGCTAATCCTTTTGCTCTTAACTTTGCAAAAGTATCATAAAGGTTATCTTCCATTGCTTCTTCAGTAATCGCAAATGCTAAAGCTATAGTCTCGTTTGTATATCGAGATGTATAACTCTCACCTGCGTCATCATAAACAACAGCAGCTCCTTCATTTTTAGTTGGAGCAGTACCAAATCCTGTAAAGAGGACTTCTTCTTCAAAAGACCTATCTGAATTTTCTATTTCATATAGTGGTTCATGCTCATTATTAACTTCTCCATACTCAATCCCAAATACTGCATTCAGTCCAGGAAGGAGTTCTTTGCTTATCGCAGCTCTATTTATAGCCATGTGTTATTCTCCTTTATTAACCTGTTATAGTTGCTGTTATGAAATTATCCATATGGTTAGCAATACGTACTTCATACCAAGGATAAGCATCTGTCACACCTGCTGATGTTCCAATACCTGTATCCCAAGGTGCTCTACGTATAACTCTCACTTGACTTTGTGCAACCACAGGTCCAGAAGCATCTAGTGTATAACCACTCATGCCTGTTTTTGCTACACCAGTTCCTGCGATTAATAATCCATTTACTGGAGCAGCTCCAAAACCTGCTGATGCTGTAACTGTAGCATCTGCTTGTACAAAATATGTTTGGCTAGGGTCTGCTGCTACATGAATTTTTACATCAGTTGCAGTTACTCCACCTGTATAACTTCTTTTGAATTGTTGGTTACCATTTGCATCTACAAAGCTACAACCTTGAAACACACCAATACTTTTTGCATTGGCTCCTGCTCCTGTAGGTTTAATACTACCTAATGCTTGTACAGTAATAGGGTCGCCTGTAAAAATATCATCAGGTATTAACGCAGAGGCTACTTTTGGACTAACATTTACATCAATAGTTCGTATACCAGTAGAGTTAGAACCATCACCATTTTTCTTAGCGAGGACTAATCCTCTTGGGGCATTATTTTCTGCCATAGTCTAATCTCCTTTATTGTTAATAAAAGCAACAAAAGATTTACTTTTGAAAAGTAGGTTGTCTACCTTTTGTTACTGTTGATTTACTTGAATTAGAAATGGGCATACTAGAATTATTTCCTCTCATTAATTGACTATTAACTGCATCCATTAATTGGTCAGATTTATTTCTGTAAAACTCACTTCTACTTTGGAATAACTTGGTAGGTATTTTACCTAACGCAATGTCGCCACGAGTGACTGCTCCAGAGTATCTTCCATCCATCTTCACGAGTGATGTTTGTTCTAATTCAGGTACTTCTTTAATATCAACAAATTGCCAACCTTCTTGCATTTTTTTACCAATATATTTAAAATCATCTTGACCTTTAAGAGTTATTCTTAACCATCCAAGAGTCATTCCTTCGTTATTGAAACGATTTGTTACTGCATCTGGTATATGTAAATTATCTTGT